ATGTTGAGTTCTGATCGACTGACAGTAAAGGCCGCCGAAGCGTTCAACGAAGCACTCTCGCTCGCGCGCGAAACCGGTAATCCGCTCGTCTATGACGGGCACCTCCTGATCGAGCTTCTCGGGCAGCCGGAGGGGATCGTCGTGCCCTTGCTCAACAAATTGGGCGTTGACGTGAGCCGGCTTCGCGAGCGGGTTCAGCAGGAAATCGCGCGCTATCCCAAACAGAGCGGCGCACAGCCGAGCTTGTCGCGCGAGCTGAACAAGGTGCTCGACAATGCCGACGATCAGGCGCGAAAGCTCAAGGATGCCTTCGTCTCGACCGAGCACCTGCTGCTCGCCTTGGCCGATACGCGCGGCACCGAATCGAAGACCGTTCTGGAAGAGCTCGGTGTTACTCGCGCGTCGCTGATGGAGGCGCTGCAAAGCGTGCGCGGCTCGCATCGGGTCACCGATCAGACTCCCGAGAATCAATACCAGGCCGTCGAGAAGTACACGCGCGACCTCACCGAGGCGGCGCGCGCCGGGAAGCTCGATCCTGTCATCGGGCGCGACGAGGAGATCCGTCGCGTGGTCCAGGTGCTTTCCCGCCGCACCAAGAACAACCCCGTGCTCATCGGCGAGCCGGGGGTCGGCAAGACGGCCATCGTGGAGGGGCTCGCACAGCGCATCATCAATGGCGACGTCCCCGAGTCGCTGCGCGACAAGCGGCTCGTCGCCCTCGATCTGGCGGCGCTCATCGCCGGCGCCAAGTTCCGCGGCGAGTACGAGGAGCGGCTCAAGTCGCTCCTCAAGGAGATCACTACCTCCGAAGGGAAGTTCATCGTCTTCATCGACGAGCTCCACACGCTCGTCGGGGCCGGCGCGGCGGAGGGATCGATGGACGCCGGGAACATGCTCAAGCCGCTGCTCGCGCGCGGCGAGCTTCGCGTGGTGGGCGCCACCACGCTCGACGAGTATCGAAAGCACATCGAGAAGGACGCCGCGCTCGAGCGCCGTTTCCAGCCCGTGTACGTGGGCGAGCCGACGGTCCCCGACACGATCGCCATCCTGCGCGGCCTCAAGGAACGCTACGAGGTGCACCACGGCGTGCGCATCACCGACAACGCCATCATTGCGGCGGCTACGCTCTCCAATCGCTACATCGGCGATCGCTTTCTCCCCGACAAGGCCATCGATCTCATCGATGAAGCCGCCTCCCGTCTCCGCATTGAGATCGACTCGCTCCCGCAGGAGATCGACGCCGTCGAGCGTCGCGTGATGCAGCTCGAGATCGAGCGCCAGGCGCTGCAGAAGGAGAAGGACGCCTCCTCGCGCGAGCGGCTGGCGGCGCTCGAGCGCGAGCTCGCCGAGCTGAAGGAGCAGTCGAATGGAATGAAGGCGCAGTGGCAGGCCGAGAAGGACTCGCTCGGCAAGGTGAGCGAGATCAAGACGAAGATCGACCACGCGCGCACGGAGGTGGAGCAGGCGCAGCGCAGCGGCGATCTCGGTCGGGCGGCGGAGCTCGCGTATGGCGTGATCCCGCGGCTCGAGACGGAGCTGCGCGAGGCCGAGCAGGCGCTCAAGCAGAAGGAGTCGGCGGGCCCGCGCTTCCTCAAGGAGGAGGTGGACGCGGAGGACATCGCGGAGGTCGTGTCGCGCTGGACGGGAATTCCGCTGGCGCGAATGATGGAGACGGAGCGCGAGCGGCTGACGAAGCTCGAGGAGGAGCTCGCACGCCGCGTCGTCGGGCAGCGCGAGGCGGTGAAGGCGGTGGCCGACGCGGTGCGCCGCTCGCGCGCGGGGCTGCAGGATCCGAATCGTCCGATCGGCTCGTTCATCTTCCTCGGCCCCACCGGCGTGGGAAAAACAGAGACGGCGCGCGCGCTCGCGGACTTTCTCTTCGACTCCGAGCAGGCGCTCGTGCGCATCGACATGTCCGAGTACATGGAGAAGCACGCGGTGGCGCGTCTGATCGGCGCGCCGCCGGGATACGTCGGTTACGAGGAGGGCGGACAGCTCACGGAGGCGATCCGTCGCCGCCCGTATTCGGTGATCCTGTTCGACGAGATCGAGAAGGCGCATCCGGATGTCTTCAACATCCTGCTGCAGATTCTCGACGACGGGCGGCTCACCGACTCGCAGGGGCGCACGGTGGACTTCCGGAACAGCGTCATCATCATGACCTCGAACATCGGCAGCCAGTACATTCTCGACCGCGGCACCGCCGACTGGGCCGAAGTTGAGTCGCACGTGATGGCGGAGCTCAGGCGCAACTTCAAGCCGGAGTTTCTCAATCGCGTCGACGACATCATCATCTTCCATCCGCTCTCGATGGATCAGATCGAGCACATCGTCGAGCTGCAGCTCAAGCGCCTCGAGCAACTGCTCGCCGATCGCAAGATCACGCTCGAGCTCACGCCCGAGGCGAAGCGCGTGCTCGCGGAGGAGGGGTTCGATCCTGCGTTCGGTGCGCGTCCCCTGAAGCGCGCGATTCAGCGCTATCTACAAAATCCGCTCGCGATGGCGGTGCTCGAGACGCGCATCAAGGAAGGCGACCACGTGCGCGTCACGCGCGCACCCGAGGGCACGCTGGCATTCGAGGTGGTGGGGCAGGTCGCCACGAATGGCAATGGTGCGGCGGCGCCTGGAGATGTCGTGGGCTCGAGCGCCGGAGCGGGACGCTGAGCGCTCCGAGCCTGGCCGACGACGAGCGCTGGATCGCGGAGGCGCTCGTCGTCGCGCGCGAAGCGGCGAGCGCCGGTGAGGTGCCCGTCGGCGCGATCGTCGTGCGCGAGGGCGTGGCGATCGCGCGCACCGGTAATAGAACAGTGCGCGATCAGGATCCAACTGCGCACGCCGAGGTGCTCGCGCTTCGCGAGGCTGCGGCAGCGCTTGGCACGTGGCGCCTCACCGACTGCGTGCTCTACGTGACGCTCGAGCCGTGCGCGATGTGCGCGGGAGCGAGCGTGCTCGCGCGCGTGAAGGGCGTGGTGTTCGGCGCGTGGGACGACAAGGCGGGGATGGCGGGATCGGTGGAGGATTTGCTGCGACATCCTGCGCTCAATCACCGGCCGCAGGTGCGGGGTGGCGTGTGCGCCGAGCAGTGCGGCGCGCTCTTGCGCGAAATGTTCTCGACGCGGCGGGCGACTTCCGTTGACTCGACTCTCGCGGACCAATAGTTTTTACGGCTGCCTGGACAGGTGGCCGAGTGGCTGAAGGCACCGGTCTCGAAAACCGGAGAACGGGCAACCGTTTCGTGAGTTCGAATCTCACCCTGTCCGTACTTAGCTCGCTTCACCTCATGTAATACTTGAGCGGTGGTCACGGAAGTGGTCACCGCTCTGTCTTTCTAGCCGCTTTTCGCTCGGCGTCTCGCTTGGTGGACATACCCTCCCATCGGTCGCGTTCCTGACTTTGCGGGATGAATCGCCCGTAGACCTTGAGCGCGAGGATGCCGTTGACGTGGCCGAGCTGTCGGGCCACCGCCTCGATGGGCCACCCCGAGCGCACTGCGCGCACCGCCCACGTGTGGCGAGCATCGCGCATCGTGTAGCCGCGAAGGATGGGGTAGGTGCCCACGAGCTTCTCCACTGCGGCGTTGTGCGCCGTGAGCGCGCGGAAGCGGTCCGGGATGTCATCGAAGAGGCGCGCCCCGGGGAGGCGGCGGCGGAGCTGCGCTTCCACATACGGCCACGCCCAATCCGTCACGCGCACCACGCGGTCCCGCGGGGTTTGCGTCTTGGTTCCCCGCGCGCGAATTTCTCGTGTATCCCGGAACACATCGCGCACCGTGATGGTAAGCGCCGTGCTCACCTCGATCCCGCTCCCCGGCAGGAGCGCGGAAAAGTTCCGGTATGATCCGGGTTGCGCCTCCGCGAGCGCGATGGCCTCATCGGTCTCGATGTGATGGTCGCGCGGCTTCCCGGGTGAGGGCGCCTCCACGGCGTGGAAAGGGTCCGTCGCGAGGATGCGCTTGGGACGCACGAGCCATGAGATGAACCGATGCGCGCCGATAGCGCGATTGCGAACGGTGTTGGGCTCGTCTTCCTCCATGCCATCCAACCACTCTTGGATGTAGTCCGTGGTAAGGCGCGAGCTCGGGAACGGCTCACCCTCGGGAATAAGAAGCCTCACCGAGCTGAGGTAGCCCTTCGCGGTGGTGGGTGCCACTTTCTTCCGTCGCTCTTCATCGCCCTCTCCCATCGTGAGTCGCCGCCGCCACTCGTCCACGAGCGGCTCCACGTTCACATCCGAGAGTGAGGCGAGGAGCTCCGCGAGTGTGTCTCGCGTATCCGCCTCCCACACCTCCAAGGGGGAGAGGCGCTTTTCCGCCATCGCGGTGTAGAGCTCACGATACTTGAGCTGCTCGCGCACCTTCTCCACGGTGCGCGCAACAGCGTTAGCGCTCCCTTTGTCGCGCGTCTCGGTGGAACGGTCCACCGGCTTGCCATCGGCGCCGTAGAGGCGCACTTGCCATGTCTTGGCGCCCGCCTTCCGAAACGGTTTCATGCCTTCCTCCTAGATGCGCTGCACCGAGCGCGAAAAGAAAGCCCGCACTACCGCGGGCTCATACCGTCCGATGACTCCCGATTGCGGACACCCCGAGCGCTGCACCGTTCGCTCGCTCTTGCGGATGTACTGCGCCACCATCGCCGTCGTCCATAGTGTGTCATCCGGGAGCGCGTCTCCCGGTCGCCATGCGGCCATCTAGGCTACTCTCCTCTTGAGCTCATCGAGCTCGCGGGCGAGCGCCAGCCGCGCCGCGCGCTCGATGCGGAGCTGGCGCGTGAGCACGCGCGCCTTGGCCTCCGCCTTGGTTGTATGGTTCCGCACGCGCGCCTCGCGCACGCGGTCCGTCTGACTGCGCCATCTCTGCGCGGCCTGTCGCTGCATCTCTCGGCATCGGGCGCACCGCTTGGAATAACCGCCGCCGCTCTTCGAGAAGCGGTTTTGCGGTTGCGGGGCGCCCTTGGATGGACACCCCGAACCGTTGCACACCTTCATCATGCTGCGGCCTCCTCGGGGAGGACACCGGCCAGCGGCGTGCACGCGAGCTCCGCCATCCGCTCGCGTTCCGCGAGCCCACCGCGCGCCGCATCGTACTCCGCGGGCCACTCGCCAGCCTTGCGCGCCATGTCTCGCATCACTTCGCTCCACACGGCCTCAAATACTTTGCGGTCCTCACCATGGAGCGCTTTGTAGGCGCGGAGGTCGAAGCCCGCGGCATCCAACACCTTCTTGAGCGAGACCGCCCATCGGAGGTTGCGCCTGAGTCCATCGGCAAGGTCCGCCTCGCTCTCCGCGAGTGCGTCCACCGCTTCCCGCTCCACGCACGCGCGGCACGTCGTGGAGTAGCGGATGCCATCGGCGCACTCGTGCGCCTCGAAGTCCGCGAGCTTGCGCTTTTCCTTGCACTCCCGGCACCGCCGCACGCCGCCATCGCGGAGCGCGCGGCGCCTCGCGAGCTCCTCTTCCACGCGGCACCGTTTACACGAGGTGCGGAGTCCGCCGTAGCCGTCCGGCGAGAAGTCGTCCACGGTGAGCTCCACGCCACCGGGATGGAGCGGTCCGGCGCATACGCGCGTCTCGATCACTGGCGAACCTCTGCCGTGGCGAACCCGATGAGGCGTTGGTCTCGGTTGATGAGCTCATCGATGTCCCGAAGCTGGCGCTCCACGTCTGCCCACGCGGCGATGTCGCGCTCGGCGCCGCCGAGGAACGCCTCGTAGCGCGCATCACTGTAGGCCATCGCTTCGAGCACCGGCACCGCGGGGCGCGGCGGCTTGGCGTTGTTGTGAAGCTCCACGAGGATGAGGCTCTTGAGCTTCTTTCTTTTCGCGTCCCACGTTTGCACGCGCGCGTAGAGCGTGGCGTTGAGGTTCCACAAGCGCCGCCGCTCGGCGTGGAGCTCCTCGATGGAGCCCACGCCGATACGGGCTTCTAGCTCGGCTCGCGCCGTGTTAGAAGGGGAGGTCATCGTCCTCGTCATCCAGCGCGCCGCGGAAGTCCTCGAAATCCGTGTCCTTGCTCATGTTCCTACGGATGCCTTCGGTGAGGCCCTTGGTGTCACGTGCGCGCGGGGCTCCGCCGCCGTTGCCGTTCCCGCTCGGTGAGCCGAGCATGAGAAGCGTGCCACCAAAACCGTTGATGACGATTTCGGTGGTATAGCGGTCGTTGCCGTCTTTGTCCTGCCACTTCCGGTTGGCCATCTTGCCCTCCACATAGAGCTTGTCGCCCTTGTGGACGTACTGCTCCACGATTTCCGCGAGCTTATCCCACACCACCACGCGCACCCATTCCGTGCGCTCTTGCTTGTTGCCGTCCTTGTCCTTCCACTCCTCGCTCACGCCGATGGAGAAGGTTGCCACGCGCGCGCCGCCCGTCGTGGAGCGTACCTCGGGGTCACTTCCGAGGTTGCCGATGAACGTGCACTTATTGAGTCCGCGAGCCATGGTCGCTGTCCTTGGGTTGTTGTCGTTGGTTGGTATTACGCTGCCGCCGCGGCGCCATCCGCGGTCTTGCTCGCGCGCCGCTCGATCTTCGCGCGGAGATTCTTGATGGCCTTCTCGATGTCTGCGGGGCCGAGAATCTTGTCCTCCTTGAGCCACTCCTCCACCTTCTCGCGCTCTTCATTCGTGATGCCGTTGTTTGCGTCATCCACGATGGAGAGGAGCTCGGTCACGAGCTTGTCCATGAGTCCCATCTCGGGCTCGCTCGCGGCGGGCGCCTCCTTCGGTGCGAGCTCGGCGCCGCTCTTGAGCCAGCGGAGGAGCTCCGCCGCCGTCTCGGCCTTAGTGAGGTCCACGAGGCGCCCATCAAAGAGGCTCGTGCGGTCCTTCGAGCTCGCGGCCATGTGGTCCATCTGTAGCTCCCACATCACCGAAAACTCATACTCCATCCCGTCTCGCTGAATGGGCGCGGTGCCTAGCTTCTTGGGCTCCTGCTTGCCGCGAGCGTTCTCTGTGAGCACGTACTCCGTTTTGGTGCGGAGCGTGGAGATGATGTGCACGGGCGCCGCGAGGAGCGCCGCCTTAAACGCCTCGTGTTCCTTAGTAAACGCGGCCCAATTCGTGTACGAATTGCTGTTGCCGCGCGCGTCCTTCGCTTCCTTTCGCGAGAGGATGCCACCATCGCCCGCCCATTGGTGCGAGAGCGAGTCGATGATTACCACCTTGAATCCCGCCGCCACCGCGGTGTCAATGGCTTCCATGTAGCGCGCCGAGGTGAAGGGCGCCCCGAGCGTCAGCGTGTCGAAGTCGTAGCGGTCCGCGTAGAGCGAAGCGGAGCCGTTCTCACTGTCGATGACCGCCACGCGGCCACCTTCGGCAACGGCGATGCGAGTCGCGAGGGCGAGCGCGCCCTCCGTCTTGCCCGAGCCCGCGGGGCCCTGCATGCCGAGCTTAAGCTTGACTTGCTCCTTAGTTGCCTTCTTGAATTGCATAGCTCTCTCTCCTTGGGTTGGTCTACTGCTGCTGTTGCGCGTGGATGTTGATGAGCGCCTCGATCCCCGCCGCCACGCGGGTGGCGTTCACGATGTGCCGCGCCATCATCTCGGCCCCCTGCGCCGAGAGGCCATCACACATCCCCTTGGCGCCGTAATTCAACGCGAGCTCGTAGATGGCCCGGACATCGTTGAGGCTCACCGGAAACGGGAGCATCAACGGGGCGGGGGCTACCTTTGCGGGCGCCTTCGGCGCTCCGAAGTGGTCATCACACATCCGGCGTACTTCCTCGGGGTCTAGGTTCGGCATTGCTGGCGCGTTCTCCGGGCGTTAGGTTCGAGAGTCCTCACGGGGCGCCATCCCCGCGGCGGACATTCTTGGGTTGTAGCCCCTCGTGCGGCGGTATCCGCGCGGGGGGCGCTTCTTTTAGCCCCCCATCGCCGCGCCGAACACCTTGAGGTAGTCATCGGGATCACACCCGCCATCCTTGATGGCTCGCTCGATGTCGGCTCTACAGTCCTCGTGCACCTCGCCAAGCTCGGGGAGCGAGTCCACCGGCTCTCCCTTGAGAAATCGCCCACCACACACGCCGCATCGCGGCCTACGTGGGCTTGCTGGTGAGGGGCTCATCCGCGGCCCCCCGGGCGTAAAATTTTGCCCACCACGTGCCGTACTCCTTGGGTTGGGGTTGTCCAACACGCTGGCAAGGCGTAGGTTTTGACCCGCCAACGTGTTCCGGGTGGCGTATCGTTGTCCCATGGGCTACATCTCGCGCCCATGCGACCAACGCCACCACCGTAAACGGCGCCGCGCTACTCGTGCGGCCCGCTTGAAAGACAATTGTATTGTCTAATGGGCAACGTGTCAAGCCCTATGGGCTGACTTCCACGCACGAGAGGAGCATCATGGAAAAAGAGACACTCGGGGCGCGGCTGTTCCTCGCCCACAACGCGGTGGAGCGGCGCCTCGGGCGCAAGGTGAGCTTCGCGGAGCTCGGGGCGATGATCGCGAAGGAAGAGGGGCGCGAAGACGCCAAGGGAAAGCCGATGCCGTACTCGGGGGGCAACGTGCTCCGCTGGGAGCGCGACCAAAAGCGCCCGAGCTTCGAGGCGGTGGCCGCGCTGGCACGACTCGCGGGGATGCGAGGCGGCTTTCTCGTGTTCAATGAGCGGGACGGAGACGAAAGCGCCACGGGGAGCTCTCCGATGCAAGAGCTCCCCGTGGAGACCTACGAACGGATTGAGCCGCGGCGGAAAGCCGTGGGCGAGACGCCGCGCGGCGCGAAGAGCCCGCGAGCTACCGCGCCTAGTCGCTCACGAGTTGTAAAGAAAAAGGGCCGCTAGGACGCCGCGTGTCGGGGCCGAGCTCGTGGAGGAGCCGCCCCGCGCGCTCGAAGTTTCCCGCCTCTTCCAAGAGATGGAAGAGCCGCTCATCGATGAACGCCTCCATCACGCGCCGCCCGTCTGGCGCTACTGCTATGACCTTGACCGCCCCCGCGAAGGTGTCTCGGTCCGCGTAAAGCCCAACGGGGAGAGGCTTCTTACGTGGCGGGAGGATGAACGGTGGACTTGTCATTAAAGCCTTCTCATCTTTGGGTTTAGCGTACAGCGCAAAGAACCCTTGGCGCTCGGATTACACGAAAAACACCCGCCTTGGCAACGCCGCGGCGGGTGTTTCTTGCATTCGTGGGGCGAAGGTGACTTAGCGCACGGCTACGGGGTGCGCCCGAGCGCGGGCATGGAGAACAAATTGGCGCGTAGGCCTCCCGCGTGGCGCCACACGAACGCCTCCGCGGCTTGCGGCTCCCCGATGTAGCCCTTGCGGTAGTGCCACGCATCCGTCCCGGAGAGCGCTTGGAGTGTGCGGATGCGGACTCCGTTGTGGCTGTCCACCGGGGTGGAGTCCTTCACCTTCGAGGTGTGGAAGTGTCCCGTGTGCACCTCGCGGTACACGCTCGCGGCCCACATCGCGGGCACCTCGTGAGCCATGATGAGCGGGAGCTTGTGGTGCGGCTCATCCTTGCCATGCGTGTAACCCACGAGGTTCCGCCCATAGAGCGCGTACTTCCGAAGGCGCGGCGTGTTGTCCACGCTCACGCGCTCGTCGTTCGCGTACTCCGCGGCAAGCACCTCTCCGAGCATGAACGCGAGGAGCTCATCGTGATTGCCGGGAACAATGAGGACGCGAACCTTGGGCGCCACACGCGCGGCTTCCGCAATGGCCCACGAGGCGAAGCCACGCCCGCGGCGAAACATCTTGTGGAGGCGCGTGTCTCGGTCCTGCGGCGTACCGGAGGTGGTGGTGCCGCCCGCGGTGTCGTAGTGGAAAAAGTCATTGCCGAACACGAGCACCACTTCATCGAGCCGGTAGAGCTGCGCTTGCGCCACGAGGTCACGGACCGCTTCACGCGCGAGACGTTCCGCGATGCGGCTGTCGTAGTCGCTTCCCGTCTCCTCGGCCCACGCGAGCTTTCCGATGTGGACATCGGTGAGCACCACTTCCAACGTGTGCGGCTCGTCGAAGCTTGCACGCGGGAGCTGCACGGGCGCGAGCTTCGCGCGGCGCGTGGCGTCCACCTTCACATCGCGCGCCACGTGCGCGCGTATCTGCGCGAGGATGGCGGCTGTGTCGGGGCGCACCAAGGTTGCCTTCACTTGGAAGAGCGCCTCCACGAGGATTTCTCCCGTGACCGGATGTTTGGCGCCCATCTCCCACTTGTTGACGATGAATCGCTCCACCGCCCACTCTTCGCGCTCTACCTTCGCCGCATCAAGGAGCTCATCGAGTGTTGTGATGCGGGCGCGTGGTGGGAGCGCCACCGTCTTGGCGCGAAGGCTCGCGTCGGGAGAGGCCGCTCGGCTGCCGTGCGCTGTTGCCGCGGCCTTCCACTTCGCCCCGAGATCCGGGTTGCGGCGTTTCGCGATTTCAAGCGAGGCGGGCGTGGTGCCCATGTGACTCGCGAGAAGGCGGATGTCCGGCCCGTGCTCGCGCACGAGTGCGAGGAGCTCATCCTCTCGGCCATGGAGCCATCGCGGCGCCATTACGATGGCTCCGAGTTGACGTGCACCCATTCATCGAGCCGCTCGATGCAGTAGGCGTAGCCCGAGATGTCCACGATGTTGTCTCGCTTTCCTTTGTGAGCATCGCGAACCGTTTTCATCCAGATCATTGCGAGCGCCACGAGGCGCGGCGTGATGGGCACGCCAAAGAGCACCTCCCAGCCCTTCGCGATTTTCGAGAAATTGGGATACGGGTGGTCGTAGGAATCGTTGCGCTCCCCGCCATGGCCCGCGAGCGCGTAGGCTTCGTGGAGGATGGAATCGTGGCTCGTAACCGCTGGCACATCATCCGCCGCGGAGAGCGCGAGCTTGGGCGTTTCCATCATGCCCATCGAGCTCGCACGGTAGAAGCGCTTGCCCATGAGGACAGCTAACCGCGCTTCGATACCCGAGCCTTTCGATTTCTCCCATCCATCCAGCACGGCCACCGCATCGGCAAGTGTGACTGTCTGGAGGTTTGCCGCCACCATCTCTGCGAGGAGCGGGTGGCCGTAGTCGCACACGTCGTTGTACGGGTCGAAGGGGCGGTCATAGTGTCGATACCACACCGCGGCGTTAGTGTCGAAGGGCGTCGTGACTACCCATCCCGCGGCTCGCCACCGCTCCGCTGCTTCCTCAAACGCTGCCACGTTGTAGTGTTCGCGGCCCGTCATCGGGCCCATGATGTAAACGCGCGCCATGAAGTCGAGCTCCTTGGGTTGCTACTTGGTGAGAATGAGAGTGAGCAGAGCGCCAGCGCCGACGCAGACGGCGCCAACCTTGAGCGTCTTGAGGCGCGAGATGCGCCGAGCGTTCGCCACTTCCTCGGCGTCAACCACGAGGCGGGCGTTGAGGTCCGTGATAGATGCGTCACGCGCCGCGATGCGCGTGGCATCGGCTTCGCGTGCGGAGTCCGCCGCGGCCACCGCCTCATCCGCGGCCAGAACGAACGCGACGGGCACCGCCACGAGCTGCTCGGGCGGGAGCGCTTCCACGTGCGGCACCTTGAGCGCGAGCGCCGCGCGATACTTCGCGTAGCGCGCACTCGTGGCTACTTGCTTCGCGACGATGGGCGCCGCGTGCGCGTCCGCCGTCACAACCGCCCGCACATCCGTCTTGATGGCTGAGTCGATGGCTACCGCTTTCGCCTTGAGCTCGCCCGAGAGCTCGGCGTGGCGCCGCACTTCGCAACCGTACACCCATCCCGCGAGCCAGATAGCTACCGCAATGATGAGCGGGATTCGGAAGCGCGCGAGCGTCTCAACGATGCGCGTCATGCGGCGCCTACTTCGCGCCACACAGCGGCGAGTCCACCGTCCGCGAGCAAGCGCGCGGCGCGCGGGCTCGGAGAGCGGCGCATCGGCGGGCCCCATTGCACGTGGGGCTCATCCACAAAATGCTCGGGCGTGGTCGGGTCGCGGTCCCAATCAGCGCCGGACGTAAGGCCGAGCGCTTCCGCCTCTTCGCGGAGCGCCACCCAAAACTCCGCGGGCGCGTTCCATCCGAGTGTGGCGTGCACCACATCGAGCGCGAGTCCGAAGTGATGCCACGTCTCATCCGCGTCTTTCGACTGCGTGACGATGCCGCGCCCGTCATCGTAGAAGCGCCCGAAGCCGAAGAGGAAAACTTGCCGCGCATCGGTGCGGAGTGTCTCCGCACATCGACATGGCATCCCGCGCGCGGCCATGCGTGCGAAGAGGAGCGTGGCTTTCTCGCGGAGCTTGGGCGCGAGCTGCGCCATGTCGTCGCACTCGGGCACATCGCGGAGTGGACGCGGGAGCGTGGCGGTGAGGGTCACGGCTTCACCTCGGGCGAGTTGAAGCCGCCCACCTTCACGTTCACCACCTCATCCTCGCCCGCTGCGAGCTCGGATGGCTTGGTGCGAGAGAAGAGTGCGACCACGCCCGAGCCCACGAGCGCGGTGAGGGCGCCCACGAGTGCGGCCACGAGCGAGGCGTCCTTGCCCATGAGCGCGGCGATGCAGATGGTGGCCGAGACAACGGACGCATCGAATGTGAGCACGAGCGCCACGAGGCGAACGATGCTCGGCTTGAGCGCTACGTGGTCATGGAGCGCGGCACGGAGCCACGCGAGCGCGAGGCGGAGATAATCCCTCACTTCTCGGCTCCCACGAGGAGACGCTCCTCGATGCGAATGACGCTCGCAACAACCATGTTGAGCGGCTCCGCGAGCGCGTCCACGCGCTTCTCGGTGCGGTCTGCTTTGTCCTCCACTTGCGCGAAACGCCACGCATAGGAAAACACCGTGCGGACAATCGCGTAGGCACCGCCGAAGAGTGCGGCGAGCGGGCCGTAGAGCTTGAGGATGGCGATGGGTTCCATCGAGAGGCGGGGCAAGGGAAGGGGATGCAAAACGCGGCACCGCCTCCGAGCTCGGAGAGGGTGCCGCGAGGCGGCGATGAATTGGAGAGAGTGGTGGGCGGGGTGAGCTACGGCTCCAAGGAGAGGAGAGAAAGGCTACCCGTGGCGGGGCACCGGAGAGAGATGAGCCGAGTCACCCACGCGCCACCTACATCGCGAAAATACAACGGTTGTTCGTGCGCGGTTACTGCGCTGGCGTTGGCGGAGCGCGATGGCGCGCGTCAAATGCCTTGATGCGGAGGAGCGCATCGGCGGGCGCGCCGAGCGCCGCGTAGAACGCAACGGGCGCGATGTGCGCCATGCGGAAGTGGTGCTCGCGGCATCCGTCACACAAGAAGTCCGACGTGATGCGAAGCCGCGCGCGCGTGTCCTTCGGGAGCAGTCGGACATCCACGAGCATGTCCGCGTTCGTCACGCGCCCGCACCCGCACCGCGCGAGGGGGTTGCCCTCGCTCGATGCGAGCGTGTCTTTGAGCGTTGGTGCAGTCCACGTCATTTGGCGAGTGCCTCCCATTCAATCACATCATCGGCGTCCGGCGTCTTGCTCGCGTACTTGTCGGAGCCGCTCGTGGTATAGGTGACTGTCCCGGGGTCCACTGTCGCAGAGAAGCCGCCTGTGGGGTGCCCGCTGAGTGTCTTGATGCGGATGCGGATTTTATCGGTATTGTCCAGCCCTGTCACCGCGATAGGCACCGAAGGGGTAAAGGTGCCCTCGGCATCCCCGTGCGTGTCGCTCGCGGTGTAGAGGTTGGTCCACCGCTCCGTCCATGTCCCGCCCGCGTCCGCGCTCGTGTCGATGGCCACGGTGCACGCCACGTCAACGTGATCGAAGTCGCCGCCGAGTGCTTGGAGCGAGACGTTGAAGTTGACCGTGTAGGTGTCGTTACTGGCTGGCGCATGGGCGAGCGTGACCGCGAGTGTTTCTCCCACCGCGTCAAGCGTACCCGCGCCAAAGGTATCTGTTTGGCTCACGGGTGTCCCCTTCTGCCGAAGCCGCGCGCGGAGTGTAAAGCCAGTGGTGGTTGGGTTGAGCGCCGTGAGCTCGTCATACTGCGGGAGCGCGGTGTTGGGCGCCGTGCTCCCCGTGCCATCGCCCGTACTGTTCCATTTGCTCCGCGGCTCGTAGGAGATGCCGCCGCGGAGCAAAATCATCGGTGAGTTATTGAAGGGCTGCGCGAAGGAGACCGTATCAGTGTTGCGCGCGGTGCCCGAGGTGTAGCCCTTCACGAGCGAGCGCGGCGCCACGCCGTCGCTCTGCGTCACCGCTTGGTCCACGGTGGTGCCAGTCGCATCCGTTGCCGCGACTGCGTAGCCGTCATCCGCCCCCGTGGCGTCCACGAACGGAACGCCGCGCGGGATGCGGAGGTCATCATCTACCACCACCGTGATGCTGTCTCCGGCTTGCTTCTGCCCCGCGGTGTTGACCGTGTAGGGCGTGACGACGTACGTGGAGCCGGTCACCGCGGAAAAGCGGATGGGCGAGTCTACGCCGCTCGCCAGCGCGCCCGCGGCGTCCCCGTCCGCACTCACCGTGAGCTCCATGTGGTCATACGCCACATCGGTGGGCTTGGTGAAATTGATGTAGATGTCCGGGCGGAAGATGGTGAGCAACCCGCCCACCTTCACCACCGAGCTCGTGATGGCAGGGCACGGCACGAGCGGCACCGGAGGCGGCGCGGGGAGCTGGCGCGTCCCGTCCGTGCCGCTCACGCTCGTGATAGCATCGAGCCCGCGGATGGCGAGCGTAAACTCGGTGCCGAGGAGGTTGCGCTCCACCACCACACCCACCGCCGAGATGCGCCCGCGGATAGGCGTGCCCGTGTCATTGATGCCATCGGTGGAGAAGTCCAAGCGGCGGTCCGTGTAAACGTCGGTCGAGACCGAGACCGCATCCCCTTCGAACACCCACGGCCATGGGTGCACCAAGCTTGCCTTCCACAAGCGGACGCCCGTGCTCCACGCCTTGAGGAGTTTTTGCCCGAGGTGTTGCGCCTCGTCGTAGTCGTTCCACTTGCACAAATCATCCGGGAGCGAGGTGACATCGAAGAGGTTGGCGCGCCCGAGCCCGAGGACCGCGTTGATGTCATCGAAGGTCGCCTCGTACGCGAAATCTCCCGATGCTTGGTCGTAGCCGTATTTGATGCCAATGGACGGCATGCGTTGGGAGTAGCCCGTGGGCGTGGTGAGCGCGGAGTAGTCCTTCTCACTCCACACGGCCACCACGTCCTTCTCGCCGTAGATGTCGATGTAGTCAATGCGCCCTTTCCGCCATGCGGGCGCGCCGCCGCAATGAAGCGCCACGTGTTGCAACGGAGTGAGCGCCTCCACGCCATCGGTGGAGAGCTTGTTGGAGGTGAGACGCCCCGTGGTCGCGGGCAGGATTCCGCGGTAGCGCTGCGGGACCGCGGCTTGGTTGGCGAGGATGTCCGCGTATACAGCCGCGAAATCCACGCCCGAGTACGCCACTTCCGCGCGCGTCGTCTTATCCGCGTGGAGCCGGAAGAGGTCTCCTACCGCGGGCTTCTGTGCGTCATCTTCGAGGACGATAGTAAAGCCGTTCGCCGTGGGCGCGGGCGAGCTCGCAACGAACCAATTGGTTCCGGCGAGCACGCCCGAGCGGCCCTCGTAGCGCGTGGTTACAATGTTGACGCCATCGAACGCATGGGCATCCAACACCGTGAGCGTGAGCTCCTTGGTGGTGCTGTTGTAGCTCACGGTGTGAATGACGCCATCGGTGCCATCCACGGGGTAGTCCCACACCGGCACCTTCGGCGGCACGAGCACCTTGAGGCGGTCCATGCCGCTCACGAATGTGAGCGTCTCCGCGCCGAGCTGGGGCTCGCGGTCCTCCAAACGGTAGAGGTTGAGGAAGTGTCGCGTGCCCGTGATGGTCTCGGTCGCGTACACCCACGCCTCCACATTACTTGGGGCGTACTCCGTGGCGATGCGCGTCACGAGGTCGCGCGCGCCGCCGCGTCCGAGCTTAAGGAGCGGGAGCTTGAGCTCTCCGATTTCGCTTTGCGCTGTGGTGGGATCGATGCTCGCCGTGCTGTCTACATCCTGCATGTAGCGCGCGGTGGCAAAGCGCGTGCGCTCGGTAAAGAAGGCCGCTTGCAACACGGGCGTGGCGAGCGAGTCCGCGCTCGCGCCCAAGGTGGCCGTGAGCTCGTAGTAGCGGAAGCGCTGCGCGCCCGTGAGCACCACACCATCGAGTACGGCGCCGATGCTCGTCCACGCATCGGTGGTGAGGTTGCGCCCGCGAAGTGAGTAGGAGAGCGAGGTGCCCGTGGGCATTGCGCCATCCGCGCGGAAGTGCACCTCGTTGGTGGGCACGTGTCCCAAGTCATACGTCTTGACGAGGGTTCCCGTGGCGGCGTAGGTGACTCCGCGGACAACGTGCCACGGTTGCGTCCATGGCTCTTCGGCGGTCTGTCCGGTTTGCGGCGTACCCACCTGACGCGAGATGCCCCACTGGCCATTGACGACGCCGCCCGTGGTCAGCGTGGTGTCCTTCGCGCCGTACCCGGGCACCGCGCCAGTTTCGAGGAGCCCGTAGCCCGGGTTGTTCTCGGTGGCGAGCGCGGAGTAGCCATCGGCTACGCTCGCGTACGGGCCGCAACAATTATCCCCGTCGCCACCCGCGCCCACGTCTGTCCGCCAAAACGTGCTCTTATCGAATTGCGGGAAGCTCGCGTTTTGGAGCGTGCCGAGCCACGCGGCGCCGGGGTTCGGGCCTTGTACCGAGATGCCGATGGAGAAGCCACGGACCACGTTGAGGTGGGACACCTTGAGGTCTCCCTCCACCGTGAAGTCCACCGCGCGCTCTACCCCCGAGCTGTCGCGGCCCGAGCCGGTCGCGGTGTGGATGAGCCCCGTGGTGACGGCGACGGTGCGCCCGTGGTCGCGGAAGTCGATGGTGACCACGCCACCGCTGTTGGTAACGTCGGTGGCCTTGATGAAGATGGCGTCACCCAATACCTCGCGGTTCCACTTTTCATCGAAGCGCGTGACAACGAAACGGTAGTAGCCGCCGTCTCGGTCGAAGATGGACGGGCTGCCGAACACGCCATCGCCTTCCGCGCGCCCGAGGCGCACATCGAGCGAGTGGAGCGTAAAGCCGTTGACGCCGATGATGGACGGGTTCGGCCAAAAGTCCAACCAAAGGGTTTCGTTTTGATTCCGATTCCCCGCATTGAACCAATGGTAATGTTTCGTGGCGTCCGTGCTCGCGCCGGGGCTCTGGAAGAGCGTGCGCGATGCGCTCTCCGCGAGGCGCACCTCGCCGCTCTCATTGAGCGTGACGTTGGTGCGCGTGCTCCCCGCCGTCCACTCTTCCGTAGTGGAAGAGCCATCGGCGGACAGCACGGCCACCACATCAACCTCAACATCGAGCGCGGGGTTGAGACGCCGCGCGGCTTTCACGAGCGAGCGAGGAGGAGCGAAGGCTACCATGTCAGATGGTCCGGGTGGGGGCTACTTCTTCGAGGAGGAACGCCACCTTGCGATGTACGGGGTCACACACGGGGTCATAGGTCGTGTCCCCGGGGAGCTGAAAGAGCCGCATGAGTCCCGAGCCCTCCGTGGTCGAGTCATCGAGACTGAACCACCACACGTGGTTGTAGTCGAGCAAGCGCCGCACGTGCGGGTGGAGCTGTTGGAAGTCCGCTTCTTCGAGTCGCACCGAGAGGTTGACTTCATCCCAATTGATGGTCCCGCGCTTCACGCGGATGCCCGTCTTGCTCGTTTCGTTGGAGAGATGCTTCTGTTGCGTGCGGTAGTCGTACGCCCCGGGCGCATCGAGGTACGTGGGGAAACGGTAGGACTGCCCGAGGTGGAGATTGCCGAGTCGCGGCGCGATGCCAGCGCCGAGCGCCGGGAGCACCACGCGCCAGTAGCGGTAGGACGCGGACGCAAAACGCATCCACGCCACGCCCTTGGGCGTCAGGCATCCCGCGGAGCCGAGCCCGCCCGCGGCGCTCGGGATGGTGAAGGTGGAGACGAGCACGTTGGACGCGGCGAAGTTGTCCGTAGAGCCGCGCACTTGCACCGCCGCGCCTTTGAGGTTGTGCCCAACATCGAAGATGATGGTGTCGGCACTCACCGCGGCCCCGGCATCCACCGTGATGGAGATGGCGGTGTTCGTCTCTTGTACCGTGAAGCCCACGGTATCGCGGAGGTTGTCCGCGATGTTGAAGAGCTCCGCGCCCGCCACCTCGGTGCCGCTCGTGGTCACCACATACGTGGGGTGAAGCACCGCATCATCGAAGAGGTTGTCCGACAAAATAAGTGGCGTGGCCATTAGGCGCCCATCCGGATGGGTTGGTTGCGGTCGTTGAGGCGCTCGATGTCTTGGCGCATGCGGGAGGTTTCCTTGCCCGTGCTGTCCTTCTGGATGTAGACAAACTCAATCTTGATGGGCTGGTCGGACTGCCCCGAGCCGAGCGAAGCACCCAAGGCCGTGCTCTCTCGCTGATTGCTCCCGCCGCCGCCGCCGCCTCCACCGCCACCGGCACCACCGCCGCCTCCTCCACCGCCCCCGGCTTCCTTGAACGCCATCGCCGCTGCCGCTGCGTGCTTGAGAGCCGAGGCGCCGTAGAGTGCAGCGCCCGCCGCGTCACCGCTGGCCAGCGCCATGAGTGCCTTACCGGCTGCTTCGATGCTTTCCACGGTGTTCTTCGCGCCCTCATAACCCATCTCCAATCGGCGCATCGTTTTTACCACCGTGCCGACCGCTTGCGCCTCGCGACTCTTCGAGCCGATGGCGGCATCCGCCAGCACTTGCATGTCCGAGAGTGCGTTTTTGGTTACCTCAGTGCGGAGCGCGAGAATCTCAGCGTTGGCCTTGCGTTCCGCCTCGGTTTTCGAGACGCCCGCGTCGATGTTCGCCTTCTTTTCGAGCTCGATGAGCGCCATGCGCGCCTGAAACGAGGTCACGACGTCATCGGAACCCGCGTTCGTCTCCAAGCTGAACTTCACGTTGGCCGCGGCCTGTTCCGCGTTGAGCTGGTCCACCGTGAGCTTGCGCCGTTTGTCCGCGAGCGCGATGAGCTGGTTTTGCCGGTCCGCGTCGAGATTCTTGAGCTTGTGGATGCTCTCCACTTCATCATTGAAGGATTGCGTGGCGGCAAGGCGCTTTTTCGCGTAGGCATCGAGGTCGCTTTCGTTCGACTTCAACACCTCATCCCCGAGCTTTTGCCGCATGTCCAAATAGCGTTGCGTTGCCGCGGCTTCCTGCTCGGCCACTACCTTCGCCGTCTCCTCCGCTTTTTTCTTCTCCTCATCGCGGAGCTCGTTGACGCGCACCATGAGTGCGTGGACCTTCTCTTGCGCGTTGACGAGCGCTTGGAGCCCCTCGGTGTCGCCACGGTCGCCCACCGCATTGGCCAACCCGTTCGCTTGCTGGCGCGCGAGCGTGAGCTCTTGGGTGGCCGCGGTGACGCTCTTGAGGTTTTTGATGTGCTCCGACTGCGCCTCGTTGAGCGCGCCGGTCGGGAGGTCGTGGAGCGCTTGCGTTGCGCTCTTCGCGGTCTCATAGAGCACACCGAGGAGCGTGATGAGCGCGCCGATGCCCGTCGCGCTGGCAGCAAGCGCCGCGCTTCGGCTTGACGCGAGAATCGCGGAGCTCATGGAGCCCAAGGCGATGGTCGCACCCTGCACCGAGCCACCCATGCCGGTAGCCGAGTAGGCGAGCATGGACATGGCATTGGCGCCGCGCCGCGCCGCGCGCGGCATCGCCTCCGAATTGAGCGCGGCCTTCGTCATCTGCGCGTCCATCCGGATGGCGGCTTCCTGCGCTTGCGCCATGCTCATGGCTTCGCGCTGTGTCGCGCCCGCCGCCGCGGTCACGCTCTTCTCGAAGCGGCGCTCAATAACGTCGAGCGCCGAGACTTGAGACGCCTTTGCGTTGAGGATGACAAGCTGCTCGCGCTGCGCCGCGATTTCGCTTCGCGTCGCCGCAACGGCGGCGGCACTCGTGGCGTCGATGGTTGACGCCATCTTCCCGAGGGCCTTGATGTCCGAGTCTATGTCCGCTCTGAGCTCGGTGTCATCCGCGGAAAAGCGGAGCGTTACGTCACTCACTTGGTAGCCTTCTCCATGTCGATGAGGTCGTGCTCGCGTTGGACGAGCGTGAGCGCTTCGAGCGTGCGCGGGTCAGTGCGCCCGGGTGGCCACTGGTTCCATCGCTTCACCATTCCAAACGCGGTGAGCCATAGTCCGATGGCGTCATTTTCAAGCGAGAGCCCAACGGGGCATTGCGTGGTGAGAATCGCTCGGGCGTGGGGGCCCATCTCCACGCGGTAGGCGGGGACGAGGGCGGGTGGTCGCACATGACCGCGAAGCACGCAACGAAACTCATCGCGCTGTTCTTCCGTGCACCCGCCACACGTCAACTGGCCGAAGCGGGGGTCACGTCCCGCCCGCACGGCCATTTTTAGTTTTTTCTTTCGCCCTCGTTAAGCGCGGTGCGGTTGATGATGGCGTCGTAGATGGGAATCAGAATCGTCATCGGGAGCGCCTTGAAGTGCGCGAGGTTCTGCCCGTCGAAGTCCACTGGCTCACTTCCCTCGGTCCCTGCCGTGATGCCCTCGATGGTGATGAGCTGACGCTTGACCGCGAGCACCGCGGCCTCAGTGGAATTGATGTCGCCCTCTACCTCATCGAACCACCGCGCTTTGTCCTCGATGTCCATGGGGCGATAGACCGCGGTGAGGCCGGGGAATCCGGCCTCACCAAGGTCCGCCCTTGCCCGCTCGGGAAGGATGGGAAGGAACATGCTACTTCACCGTGAGGGTGACAGGCGCTGCGCCGTAGAGGCCACCGCCGATGGTGATGATCGCGTTGCCGTTGTCGCTGCTCGGCTTCACCGAGTCAACCTTGGCTTGCGAGGCATCGAAGCCGAGCATGTTGTACTTCGTGCCGCCGAGGAGCCACGAGATGGCCACATCCGCCTGTGTGCGAATGAGCGCCTTGAAGTCCTTTGCGGTGATGGTGGGCTCTTCGAGCACCACTTCCCACGTGGCCTTGCGGCTGTCGAGAGAGAAGCCCGCCACGCCACCCGTGGCCTTCACGCCATCGCGGCGCGTGATGCTGTTGCCCGTGGCGAAGGAAAACTTGCGGATGATGCCCGTCGCGAAGCCGTCCACCGTGAAGGTGGTCATGTCCGTCCCCACCGGGGGAACGGTCGTTTTGAAAACGGGGCTTGCGGGGACAGCTACATCCGCCTCACCCGCGAAGATGCCTTGGCTCGTGGTGGAGACAACGACCGGCCCGCCCACATCGAAGGAGAGCCCAATCTCCGAGCGCGCACCCACGCCGCGGCGGAGGATGCTGTCCACGTACATGTACTCGGTCATCGTCTTGAGGCCCGTGGATGCAAGCGTGTACGCCGCTTGCTCCGAGCCTGCCGCGCCCGAGTAGGTGACCGCGAAGCCCGCGGACTGCAACCACGGATCGAGCTCTATCGCGTTGCCCGATGCGATGGCGCCGGTCACGCCGCGGAACCACGCCGTCTTGGCCCACTGATAAATCTCTCCCTTGGGCGGGAGCGGCGGATACGCATTGATGTCCACGCCGCGGACGAGCGTGTCACGCGGATTGCGGAACGCAAAATCTGTTTCCGGGTCGAGACTCGCGGCGAGCGCGATGGCGTTCGCCGTGGCGGTGGGCACTTGGTCCACGCCCTCCGCGGTCTCGATGGCCGCAAGGTAGAGCGCGAGAAGCGTATTACGTGGCATCGGTCGTCACATCCGAGGAGGAGGGAGCGGTGGCGGGAACTGCGGAGGGAACTGCGGGGAGGGTGGAGCTGGCGAGGCGCTTGCGCTGGCGCGCGGTGAGGTCGGCCTCGTGGATGCGAGCTCCATCGAGCTCGAAGAAAATACCGCCGCGGTTGTCGAAGAGGGCCGCGGCGGTGTTGGTGGAAACGGCGTCGCTCATGTGGCGTTGTCTCTCACGTAGAGGTCCAAGAGAAGCGCGCCGCGGACCTTGCCACCGGGGACATCGACGTCCACCGGCCCGTAGGTCATCGCGTTCCGCTTGACGAGGGTGATGGGGCCGCGCGTGCGTGCGGCGCCTTTGTCCGCGGCGAAGAGCCCCGCGTTGAGCGCCTTGATGACGGCGCGCATGGTGTAGTCCGCATCGCGCCACGCTTGCGCGGGCTCCACGGTCGCGCGCGTGGCGTAGGCAACGGACACGAGAAGGTTGGGCGCATCGATGACGAACCCTTGCACTCCCGCGAGCGCGATGGTGGACGGCTGCTCGGCGGTCACCACGAGCACGGGCCAATCCGGTACGTCCTTGTGCGACACCGCGGCATCATCGGCGGTGGGGTCCAAGATGGCCGCGAGCCGTTCGGGCCGCGTGTCGTTCTCATCGAACGTGAAGCCATCAAGCTGCCACTCCACACCCGTGGCAACATCGCGGAGCGTTTCGGCCACCATGCGAACGGTTGCAACACCAATCACGTTTTACCTCCCGAGACGTAGCGCATGAGGGCAGACTCCACTTGCTCCACCAATTCCGCGGGGAGTGGGTCCGGGATGATGGGGCGCGCCGGGATGCGTTTCGCCGCGGCGCGCTTCACGAAAATCCATTTTTTGTTTCCGTCTTTGTCGCGCACGAGCACCGGCTTCCGCGTGCTGTTGTAGCCGCGATGGAACCATTGCGCCCACTTGAGCGAGGAGCCGCGCTCGTAGCGCTCTTCATCGATGAGGAGGATGCCGTTGGGTGCGGCGGTGCTCCCCGCGCTCTTCACGAAAGACGCCCACATCGCGTTGGTATCGCGCCCGATGCCGCCGCGTCCGTGACCGGGGCGCGCGCGGAGCTCCTTACTGGCCGGGGCGAGTGGCGCCCACTTCGCGCCCGTCATGTACGCGCCCTCGGTCTCGAAGCGCTTGGTGAGGAAGTCCGTGATGATGGGCTGCACGTCCTCTATCCACGCGGGCCGCAAGTCCGCGAGGCGGTCCTTGATGCCTACGAGCTTCGAGGGGTCTACCTCGTGCGTGACAAGGAGCCGAGGGAGCTGCACCTACCGCCCTCTCCACACGCTCATCGCGGTGTTGGTGTACTTGTCGAGCGCGCGCGTGAGCCCCGGCGCGAGCGGCGGATAGTCGCGTAGCGTGACCACCGCGGACGGTTCATCGGATTGCGTGAGCTTGTGACGGCGGAAGAGATGCTCCGCTTGGAGAATGACCGCGGCGCGCACGCAATCCCCGAAGCCGGGAAGGTCCATGCGCGCGATGAGCTCTGGCGCGGCGGGAACGCCCGCGGAACGCTCGGCAAACCCGCGCGTGTAAACGCTCACGAGTGACGGGAGCCACGGCTCCACGTTGCCCGCGATGGGCGTGATGCCGTAGGGCGTGGGGAGTCCGGCTTGCGCGCGCTTCGAGGTGAAGAGCTCCCCGAGCACCACCTCCTCCGCGTGCGCGACGATGCGGAGGAATCCGTCCGCAAAACCGCGGAGCTCCTTGGAGAAGAGGGACGCATCCGAGTCCGTTGCATCCACGAACGCCGCGGAGGTATCGAGCGAGACGAGCGCGGGCGCATCGCCGGGGAGCCGTGCGATGCGTCCGCGGAGATAGGACTCACCGGGGGCCAGCGTGAAGCCCACCACCGCTTCCTTCCCCGCGGTGTCGAGCGTGACGGTGGCCACCGTGCTCCATCCGAGATCATCAACTTTCGCGTTGATGGCGTGCGACTCCACGACGAGGACGGCGGGCGTGGTCACGCTGTCTGCGCGCGAGAGGCGCCCGCGCGCTTCCCACTTGGTGCGCCCCGCGGCGGTGATTACATCGCTCGTAGTGAGCGCGTCGTACCGCGCGGCATCGATGAGAGAGTGGCGCATGCTACGCCTTCACCCACACGAGCGCATCGAGGTCGGCGCCCGCCGCGGCGGGGAGGCCATCCCCTTTGGCGCATGCCGCGAGCGCCGCGAGGAGCTCGGCGTTGTGGCGCCGCGTGAGCTCACTGAGGAGGAGCTTGGTGACATCGCCCATCGGCACCGTGGCGGGCGCCGCGGCTGGCGTGTCGTTCGTTGGCTCGGGCATGTTCGCGAAGCTCGCTGGCGAAGAGGGTTGGATGGTGGCGCGCGTTATCATGGCCATGTGCTCAAGGCCGCACGCTTCCACGTGTTCGTGGCGATGCAGAGGTAGAGGAAGCCGGAGTCCCAAGCCCACTGTCCTATCACACCCGTGGCGGTTGCGCTCGCGGGTGGAGCTCCCGCGGGGATGATGAGCGGAGCACTGAGCGTAACGCCGCCCGCCACGGCCTTGAGGAATACCGTGCCGTTCGAGAGGCCGAGCGTGACCCCGGCGAAACTGCCGAGGTGCATGAAGCCGCTTCCCGTGGAATTGAGAACGACATCGTTGTTGGTTCCGAAAAAGACTCGGCCCCAAAACTTCGCGGCGTTCTGCGTGCTACCACCCGAGCCTACTTGAAACGTGATGGTTTGACTGTTGTTGGTGCCGTCATAGATCACGCCTCCCGTTTGCTTCACCCAACGCGCATCGCCCTTCGCGTTGAAGTCGGCGGTGAGACTGTATCCCGCGAGGTCTGTAGGCTTTCCGGTCACGGCGGTCCACGCGGGCGCGAGGTAGCGCGCATCCGCCGCGGCCTTGGTGTAATAGCCCGTGAGGAGCGTGTCCGTTGCGCTCTTGGTGTAGTAGCCGGAGAGCAGCACGTCCGTGTCGGTTTTCGTGTAGTAGCCCGTGAGGTCCACGGCCACCGCCCCCGGCTCCCACCGCTCGTTGGCATCACTCCACACGAGCGCATCGCCATCGGCGGGACTCGGCACGCTCACATCCGCGAGGTCACTGAGTGCGAGGACTCCGAGACGCGCGTAGCGCGCATCGGCATACGGGCGCGTGAGGCCGCTCGTGAGCTCGATGACGCGCGGGCTCGCGGTGTACTGGACGGTGATGGTGCCGTCGTTGAGGCTCGCGCTCGCCCCTTGCGTCGTGAGCGTCACCTTGCGAGTCATGCGCGCGTCACCGCTGGCGAGACGAAAATGCGCCCTTGCGCGAGGCGCTCCACGTCGTCGCCTCCCGGGTCGATGAGCTGCAAGTCATACACGCCCCACTCGCTCGCGGCTTGATTTTTCGGGACGCGAGGCGTGAGGGTCGAGGTGACATCGGCGGAGATGATGAGCCCAATGGCACCCGTGATGCCTCCGAGGAAAATGCCGCCGCCGCCCTCGGTGGTGAGTCGCACCGCGGCCTCAAGTGCGTCCACCGTGCGGCGGAGGTCCATGCGCGCGGTGTAGCCCGTGAGGTTCACCGGCACGCCGTTCTCGGTCCACGTAAAGACCGCTTGAAAGAGCGCGCCCTGTTCGATGGTGAGGTCGAGAGTGACGGCGGGCATGTGGTTAGGCCTCGGGGGCGGACGTTTCCGGCTCCGCGGGCGCGTCTTTCTTCTTTTTACGCGAGGAACCGCGCCCCGTGGGCTCAGTCACCACGGGTGCGGGCTCGCTGGCGGGAGACGTGGACGGCTCACCCGTAGAGGCGGGAACTTCGGGAGAGACGGGGAGCTCGCCCTCGTTGGCGGGACTCGCGGGTGGCTCATCCGGAATGGAGAGGCCTTCCACGAGGAAGCACGGGTGGCTCGCGTAATGCTCGCGTGCGACGTCATCGGGCACCTCGGCCACGCCGAGATAGACACCGCCCACGATGGTTGGCTCGAAGGTGATGCCAGTCCGCTTGTCGGTAAAACGGTCGTGATTGAGAATGGTGACGCGAGGCATGCGCGAGGGAGGGGTAGAGGGGGAGGGAGTGGTTCGATGTGGAACGGGGCTCCGAAGAGCCCCGCCCACATCCGTGCTACTGCGCTCTCTTACGAGAGGTCTTTGACGACCGCGTGGAAGATTTCATTGCGGTAGTCGATGCCGAGCTCACCGTACACCTGTTCGGTGTCGGCGCTGCCCGTCTTGGAGAGCGGCTCCGAGAAGAGCACGCCCTTGGTGCCAATCGGCATCCCAACGACGCGGCAATACTTCGGCTGGCAGATGAAGAGCTCGTTGGGGTTCATGTCCGGCTCCCACACGAACTGCAACGTGGCCCACTTGGTGGCGATCGTCTTAACTGCCACGCCCGCGACCGTGGCGCCCGGGCCCGGGTTCACGAGCTGGGTGATGCCGCCCTCGTAGAGTCCGATGGCCGCGGCGTACTGCGAGGCATCGCACAACACCACGAGCTCATCTCCGAGGTTGAACATGCCGTTGCCCAACGCGGCCTGTAGTGCGCTTTCGAGGATGACCTTGGAAATCGCGCGGTTGGTGCCGCCATTCGCAAACACGTTCGTGGTAACAGCCGTGCGAACGCCGCGCGTCTGGCGCGCCGTCGCGTTGTTTCCGGGCTGTACGAACGCGCCCTTGAGAAACGCCACGTTGGCGTTGCGAGCCACGCGCTCTACCGCGCGCGCACGCTGCCACTCGATGCTGCGCGGAGAGATGAGCTCCCCATTGGACTGGTTCACGCCCGGAATTGCCGCGAGGCCCGCGATGACTCCCGTAGCCGCCTGTGCGGAATACGTGAGCTGCACCGCCTCTTGGAAAATCTGGACGATGTTGGTGGACTGGTTCGTGTCCTGTTCCTTCGGGGAAGGGTTTGCGCCTTCGATCTTACCCGTGGCATCTGCCGCGGGTAGCGAGTAGTCCACGCCCATCGCAAACGTCGGCGTGGTGACGAGGCGAATGCCGCCCGTCAGTCCGCCAACCATGCGAAGAAAAGCGTTGGGCTTCTCACCCTTCTGGAAGAGCTCCCCGATGTACTGTGGGAGGTCGTAGCTGGTAGCCATTCCGGTAACCATGCTGGTGCAGACTCCTTGGGTGTGGCGCTACGCGCGCCGTTGGTGGGAACGTGGCGCCGCCATGGCGCCGGGGAGACTACTTGCCGCTCGCCACGAGGTTGGCGAGCTGCGTCTTGAGCGGCGCCGCGGTGTTGAACTGGCCCTTGGCTTCGAGCTCCGCGATGCGCGCTTTGAGCGATTCTTTGGTCTCGGTTCCGGGTACGCTCTTCTGCACGTCTCCGAGGTTGATGCCGTCGCGAACTGCGGCCTTGGCGAGGAACGGCTTGGCCGCGAGGAGCTCACCCACGAGCTCCGCGACCGTCATCGGACCATTGGCGCCATAGCGCGGAAGGCCCTTATCGTCCACCACCTCCATCTTTCCATCGTCCGTGATCTTGGTGCTCTTGATGAGGCGGTCCGCCACCTCGTCGGCGTCCACGGAATCCTTCGCCGCGGCCTTCAACTCGATGCGCTTCGTGCGCTCATCGCGCGCGGCGCTCCGCTCGCGCTCCTTGGTGAGCTCATCCAAGAGCGGCTTGCGGATGTTCTCGATGTGCGCGTCATCCACCGGGGGCTTCGACTCTCCCGGCTTCGGCGCTGGCGCGGCTTCGAGCTCGCGGATGCGCGTTTCGAGCTTCAACACGCGGGCATCCGCATCGGTGCGCTCGCGCCGGATGATGGCGTCGATGACCGGCTGGATGTCCGTCTTGCCCTGCTCGCCCGATGGTGCTCCCGGCGTCGGAGGATTTTGCTCGCCCTGCTCGCCCGTTCCCGGCGTCGGTGGCATTACATACCTCGCGCAAACGTTGGGGACAAAAAAACCCGGCACTCGCTACAACCCGTAAACGCCAGAGACGCGGCGCGTTGGTTGGGAGTGCCGGGATTTAGTCCCAGCTAGTGAATTATTGGCGCTACCGCTACAGTGCGCGCCGCTTCGATTCGAGCCGCAAGCTACGCGATGGCGCTAATCCTCGCCACGCGGAACGTGTTGGCGGCACGCGCACGCGATGCGCGTGTGCGTCGTGAAGCCGAGCGCGCCGCGGCGCGCCGTGACACGGAGCTCTTCGATGAGCCTTCCGCGACACATGAGACACCACCCCACGTGGCGACTCGTGAGCGGCGCCTCCGATGCGCGTTCGATGCGTCCTTCCTCGTTTACACGGTCACGCATTGCGCGCCCCTTGTAGAGAGAGATGCAGATGCAAATGAAGATGCAGATGCAAGCTATAAAACGTTATGGGGGTTGTTACGCGCCCGTTGTCGGGCCTGTTATCGTGTCCGTTATAGCGGTGTTATCACTCGGTTAGAGGTTCGTTACAATACTTTCGGGTCCGCTTCGGGCCTACGGGGCTTGTTTCTTAGCCCCGTAGACACCATTATTGTCTCGTGGTCAACGCAATACCGCGCGGCCACATAGCGGTCCCCTGTTCACGTGGAGGTTGATGTTCTCTGCCCGAGGGCCACCAAGACGGTGGGCGTACAGAGTGACGCCCACCGAGTGGTACGAGCTATACCGAGCTCGCGCTTTTCATCGCAACCCAAGGAGCAGGAGGATACATGGCGGATGTTGATGTGGGACGAAAGGAGCCATTGGCGAATGGCTACGCTCACGCTGTGCGTGTAAACGGCGAGAGCTATCGCGTGGAGATGGAGCGCCACGAAGGCGTGCGCGATTTCGCGCGAAGCCGCGGGACGGTGAGTTGGACCGCGCGCGTGGTGCGGGCGTCCGATGGGCTGACGGTCTACAACCGCCGCGTCCTCGCGAGCACCAAGGTGGCGGGCGTGCTCCGCATGGCTGGCCTTATCCCGTTCGGGGAGGTGGCGCATGTGTGAGCGCCCAATCGAGGAGGAGCCCATCGGGGAGCATCTCCGAAACGCGCTGGCGATTATCGAGATGGGTATGGCCACCGCCACAACGCCCGAGGAGTATCGGGCGTGCCTCCACGCGGTTGATGTGCGCGTCCGCAATGCGCTCGCGCTCGCGGAGCCACCAACATGCTTGATGGTGGCCTGACATGGCGACCACCATCGAGAAGAGCGCGGTCACGCGCGAGGTGTTGGTGCGAGACTACCGCCGCGATACGGTGACGCGATACATCGCGCGCTTTGCTTCTGAGGGCGTTTACCTCCGCGAGAAGGGGAAGCGCACCGAGTACGGCCCTGTTCCGTGGGAGCGCGTGCTCCGCTCGGCGGAGATGCTCGCGGCGGATGCGCTCATCGCGGAAAAGAAGCCGGTGCGCCGCGTGCGTCGGGGGCTCCTCTGATGCGCCGCGCGTCAAACCGGCACCACGCGCTCCGCTGCCCCGAGTGCGGGCGTCCCGTGAAAGGCTGGAAGGTGCGCGCGTGCCATCGGTGCGTCCGCGGGTTGCGCGCCCTCATCGCTCGGGCGATGTCGCTCGCCCAAGGAGGGTGAAATGGCGGAAACCATTACGCTGGCGTGCCCGCGCGCATGCGAGGACGGCGATACGTGCGAGGCCGATGTGGATGTCGCGTTGGGCTACGAGCGAGGAGAGTGGTACGGGGCGGACGCGGATGGCAACCGCGGTGAGTGGAGGGATGGCTTCTACTACGTGTGCACCATCGGACCGCGCTGCTCGAAGGGCCATGAGCTCACAGATGAGGAGGAAGTGGAGCTCGTCAAACTGGCCGCACGTGAAGCACGCAATCACAACTCAAGGGACTACTAACATGGCAACAGTAATGAAGCTCTACGATGCGACGGACCAACTCTTGACTATCCGCGAGTGGATGGACGAACCGGAGAACGCGGAGAAGCTCATTGCCGCGGGCGGTGACTTGGACGCGGTGCCCGAGCTCGCGGAGCTCGCGGACAAGGCGGAGGGAGACTTCGCCACCAAGATGGAGCGCGTGGCGCTCTACGTTCGGGAGCTCCTCGCCACCGCCGAGGTGCAGCGTGCGACGGCGAAGGCCATCAACGCGGTGGCGGCTCCTCACTCCGCGCGCGCGAGCTCCATCGAGAGCGCCGCGGCGGGACTCAAGGAGTACATGCGCCGCAACCTCGCGCGGCTCAACCGCCCGAAGGTGGAGGGCGAGCTCGTGGATGTCCGCCGTCAGTTGAGCGGGGCGAGTGTCAAGCATGAGCTTTCCCCGGAACAACTCGCGGCGCTCCACAAGGACGGCTGCATCTTCACGGTGGAGCGCGTCTCGCACGAGCTCCCCGCGGATGCGCTCCGCGATGCCTACAAGCTCGCGGTGGCGGAAGTGGGCGCGCGCCCGAAGCCGGGAGAGGAGGACTTCGATGAGCGCCTCGCGGAGTGGTTGGCGACGGTGCGCGTAGCGCTCGTGGAGGAGTATGGCGTCCCCCGCGGCGTCACCGTGGAGCAAAAGGAGCACCTCCGCATCGTCTAACGCGGCATTGCTCACGCTCAAGCCCCTCGGTCACCTCATGTGGCCGAGGGGCTTGACGTTTACACGCGAGCGCCCTATTATTGTCTCACGGGCCGATACCGCGGCTCATTGGACAATAAGCAAGGAGTGGGAGATGCCAAAGCCGATGTTTTGGGGAGAGGTGAAGGTGGGGGTGAAGCGGGCTCGGGATGCGCGCCTCTGGCACGCTACGGTCTACGATGTGACCGCCGAAGAGGGCGCGTTGCCGATGGCGCACGGGTTCCATACAGACCAAGCGGAGGCCGTGGAGCGTGCGCGCTCCAATGCCATGGCGGAATACGATGTCCCGTTTCGCGCGGTCATCGGCGCGCCCCTCGTGCCCGCGGAGGCGCTCTAACTATGGCCACCCACACCACCCGCGAGTCATGGCTCGCGGCACTCGCGGACGCGATGCGCCCAACCTTCACCGCGTTGGGCTACGCGATTCCCGAGAAGCTCCGCGTGAGCGCGGGATGGCCGTGTCGCAACGCGCTGTCAGACGCGAAGGGCAACCGCGCCATTGGCCAGTGTTTCGCGCCCGTGTGTTCCGCGGATGGTGCTACGGAGCTCTTCATCTCGCCGGTTCTCGCGGACCCGATGCGCGTGGCGGACGTGCTCGCGCACGAGCTGGCTCACGCGGCAGTAGGCACCGAGCACGGACACAAGGCGCCGTTCGCGCGCGCTGCTCACGCGCTCGGGCTCGAAGGGAAAGCCACGGCCACCGTGGCGGGCGAGGCCTTCATGGCGTGGGCCAAGCCGGTGGTGGAAGCGCTCGGGCCGTACCCGCACGCGGCGCTCGATGTCACCAAAGGGCCGGTGAAGAAGCAAGCCACGCGACAGCTCAAGGTGGTCTGTCCCGCGTGTGGCTACACCGCGCGTACCACGCGCAAGTGGCTCGATGAGACGGGCGCGCCGTTGTGCCCGTGCAATTCGGAGCCGATGGAGGAGGAGGTGAAAGGTGCGTAATGGGAGATTGAGCATTAGCCGCGTGAGCGGCGGCGGTGAACACGCGCACATCCGCATCGAGCTCGTAGATGAGAACTCGGGCGTTCACTTCCTCGATGCGAGCCTGAGCATGAAGGACTTTGCCCTCGCCATCACGGGGCAGGGGGACTTACCTGTGGCCTTCACGCTCCGAGGGATGGAGCTCGTGGGGAAGGTGCGCGAGCACAAGGTGGTGGAGGTGGAGGTGGCGGCTGGCAATTGGGAGTCGCGCGAGCTGCGCGCCCGCGCCGCGTGCGCGATGCACGAGGTGGACGGGTGGCTAGCCCGATGGGAGGATGCGCTCAACTGGCACAACAGCATACGCTCCTCGGTCTCCCACGGCCCCAGCGTGTACCGCGTCGTTTATGAGCGTTTCGTAGCTGGCACAGATTAACACACATTAACACGCTCTAAGGCCCCGGAGGCGTGAAAAGTTGCCTCCGGGGCTTGCAATCGTTTTTCTCGTAGCGTATCGTTCGATACGATGGACTCCCCTACGCCCTTGGAGGGCACGAAATGAAGCGCTCGATGATTCTCCTTACCGCGATGGTCCTTTCGGCGTGTGGTGGTGACCACGGCATCGTTGCGCCGCCGCCGCCCCCGCCGCCCCCGGCTGGCGCGCTCCATGTGGAGCTCAAGGCGGGCGATGCGCTGCTCTTCACGGGCTCGAAGGTGCCCGCGTCGGCGCTCGTGTCGCGCGTGCTCGATGACCATGGAAACGTGGTGACGGGCGCACACCTCGCGGTCACGGTGCCGAGCGGGTGGACGGTCTCGGGCGACACGATCATCGCCCCGAGTGCGGAGAAGCGCGGTATCATCCGCTTTGCCGCGAGCACGGGCGCGTCAGGCTCGCTCGTGAGTGCGGATGCCTCAATCGTGGCAGCGGACTCACTCGCGCCCACGGACTCGCTTACGGCCACCGCGGGCGTAGACCTTCGCGGCTTCGCGTGGCGTGCCTCGTGGAGCTGTGCGGGCGGAACGTTCATCACGACGGAGAACATCCCGATTGACTCCGCGACGTTTGACCACGTGGCGGTGGATTCCGTGGTGTACCCGGGCGATGAGAGCTTCGTGCCGAACTTCGGGGGCGTAGCCCAAGTGTGGTGGACAGGGCCGGAGGTGCGCTTCCTCCGCAATGGGACCGTTGACACTGTGACCATCACGAACCACCAAGTGGTGGCGCGTCAAGCGCCGGACTCGCTCATCCTCTCGGTGGGGTCGAACAATCCGGCCACAGGTATCGATGAGTGGCCCGCGGTGAAGGCCTCGGAGTCGCCGCTCACGTATACGGGCGGGACGTGGTGCGATGTGGAGTGGAGGACAGCGCGCGGCGCGGTGACGCTGGAAGCCGAGCCGTAGCCATGCCGCTCACCCGATGCTCCGCGTGCCGCGAGCTCGTGTCCGATGCCGCGGTGGCGTGTCCGAAGTGCGGCGAGCCCAACGCCGCAACGGAGCGCGCGCGAGTCCGCGGGATGGTGCTCATGGGCATAGCCGTGGCGCTGGCGATGTGCGTGGCGCTCGGCGTGTTCTAGGCGCTTTGCCAGGAACGAAATGATACAAGCCCCGTAGACAATCTTAATGTCTATGGGGCTTGCCGTTTACATGTCATTTGTCTAGCTTCCTTGGTGCCTTATGGACACAATTTGTGTCTTTAGGCCAATCACTTGGGAGGCTATCGTGTCTGGCGAACTGTGCGCGTTTTGTGGCGACGAGTACATCGTGGACCTCTTGGAATTTTGGACCGAGGAGCGCGCGTGGATGTTCGATGCGTGCTGCGAGGCGGCGCACGAGGAGCTTTGCGAGATGCTTGCGCGCGACCTCGAAGGCGCCCGTGAGTGGGTCCGTGAGCTCTTCGCGGACTACGGCTATCCCATCCGCCGCGTCTACGCGAGCGAGAGCGAGATGGCGCTCCGCGTGGACTTCGGCTTGGAGCTGAGAGACATCTCTCTTGTGGAGGCAAAGGCGTTCATCGGTGAGCACCATCGACACAACGCGCCGCCCGTCTCGTGGCGGTGGGGTCACGCGGTCTACAACGGCCACGAGCTCATCGCGGTGGCTATGGTTGGGCGCCCCGTCGCACGCATGATTGACGCCTCTAAGGTGGTGGAGGTGAATCGCCTTTGCGTCAACCACGAGCTTGATTCTGAGCTCACGTGGAAAGCGTGCTCCATGCTCTACACCGCCGCCGCCAAGGAAGCCGAGCGCCGCGGCTTCGCGAAGGTCATCACGTACACCCTTGAGACGGAAGCGGGCACGTCGCTCCGTTACGCGCGCTGGAAACCCGAGCACACCACACGCGCGCAAAGCTGGAATCGAGGCGCGCGCAAGCGCACAGACAAG